TAGGTACATCTCTTCTAATAAAGGTGCTTTATAATCAGAAGTTAGGCCAAAAAAACTTGGTTGTAAGAGGAAGAAAGGTGGCAATAGACCCACCTCCAGGGGTCGTCACCTCTAATTTTAAGTCGATGCCACTTTCTACGCTATCAATGTAATTATTTAAAGCTTTTGCATCAGCAATTCTCATACTATTAGCAAAATCTCTAATATTATTCCTATCTCTACTCCCATCAACCTCAACCAATTGTTTTTCCAATTTATAAGTTGACGTGTTATTTATTATAGAATTATTTTCTCTTTCTAATCTAATTTTATCATCAATAGCATCAACATCACCACATGTTAACATTTTAAATTTAACTTGTGATTTAGATATCGGTAATATAAAATCAAAATAACCTTCTTCACCTGGTTCAACACTTGATTCTATGGTTTTTAAATCATTTAAATTTATTTCAGTATCAAAAGGGTCGCCATTTTCATCAAAAATTGTTATTGGATACATTTCGCCATAAGCAGTTGCTCTTAACCAAATCATAATAGCATTTCTATCACCAAGTGTTAAATCTCTATATCTTATACTTGGCTCTAGTATTTTCCTATTCATTAAAACTTCCAAAAATTCACCGCTTTGTAATAAGTTAGGACTTGTTAAAATATTTTCATCAGCAGTTGTCATATATGCAACTTTAATATTTGCTTTTTTATTTCTATAAAATTTACCTTTTGAAGGTAAAGGTATGATATCAAAAGGTGCGTTATAAGTAGGTTGACTTAACTCAACTATTTGAGGATTGATATTTGATGGGTTTTGTCCATAGTTTTCCATAGTGTTAACTGGTGGTTTAGAAGGTGGTGTTGGTGGAACATAGTTGTTATAGTTGTTATCAACATAACCTTGATTGTTATTTTGTGGGTATATATCCGTATTATATTTATTTTTATTATCTCTAGCAGCCGCTTGATTAGCTTGTTGTTGATACTTTTGGATATTTTCTTGATTAATTCTTAATTGTTCATCACGAAGTCTCATTTGTTCTTCATTTCTCTGTTCAGCTGATTTTTGAACAACTTTATTTGTAGTTGTTTTTTCAGCCAAAGAAGGGTCTTGAACCATACCACTAGTATCTTTTTGATACATTTGTTGTTGTGTTCTCATTCTCATCATTTCAACAGCATTTGAATGACCATTAACATTATAATCATTAGGTAGTTCCTCATGATTTAATGGGACTGATTTTGATTGTTCATAAATGTGTTGGGTTACAGCCTTTTTTTCGGCCTCAAATTGTGCGATTCTTTCTTGCTCAGACAGTTTAACTGTTTGTTGATTTGTTTCTACTTTTGGAAATACATTTGGTTTCTTATCCATATTAAAACTTATTTAATGTCGTTATAACTTTAAAAATAAATATATATGAATAAGTTTTTTTGTAAATAGAATTAAATAAAAAAACCACCTTTTGGTGGTTTCTTATTAAATTTTGCCTTGATTTTGGCTAAGTATATTACTCAATGCTTGAATATGTGATTTATAAATATTTATAATCGTTTGTAATTCTTCATCTTTACCTTTTAAGTATGGATGTTCTAGTCTATATAAAGTTCTAGTATATTCATCTTTAAAACTAGCGATATCAACTGGAGATTCTTCATAAATTGGCGTAGTTTCTGACATGTCTAAAGATTCTTTAATTAATCCTTTTGATTCTAAATATTTTTGTTCAGCCATTAAGTTGGCTTTTTTAAAATTGTTTTTTCTATCTATTTTTCTCATGGGTTCTTTTAATATAAATATCTTATAAAACGAAAAAGGTCTTAATTAAGACCCTCTTCAATTTTTTTTAATAATTCATGATTCTTTGCTATCATATTCAAACGCTTAACTAGGTTACCTCTATTTCTTTTAGGTTTACCTTCTTTTTTAGCTTTTGCCATGATATATTAGAATAATAAGATTGCTCTGTCGAAACGTAATGTTGCTGTAATTTCAGCGATACCATCATCGTCCATCCCTAAGTCACCAAAAGATACGTTTGTTAACATTGTACCATCTAATAACCATTTCTCAACAACAACACCAGTTGGGTCAAGTAATTCTAATTCAACTGGACGTTTGTAACCAGCAGCATAACCTTGACGACCAGTAATTGATTCCGAATGTAAACGAACCCATTCCATAATTGCTTGTGATGCAGAAGGACCAATCGGGTCACGGAATGTAACGTCAATTGATTCCCATGTAAAACGACCAATTACCCATGTAGAAGTGTTTAAGAACGGAATCTCAACTTCGTTCTGTGTTATTGAAGGTCTTGATGCAGTTGATAACCACCATTGTTGAATACCTAAATCAGCTGGGAATGTTAATAGCCAACGATTCTTTTTCTTAGGCTCATAAGGTAGGGGCATTTTCATTAATAAATCAGCCATAGTCTATTTGTTTTAAATTTTGTTCTTATTTAATTATAAATATTATCTTTTTTATTTTTTTCTAAAAAATATTCTTTTTCTAATAAATATCGTCTTACTTTTAAATATTCGTATTTTAAATTAATTTCAATAAAAATTTGGTATATTTAAAAATAATTATTACATTTGTAACATAAAACAATAAATATGAAAACAATAATAACTGCAATACTATTATTTTTAAGTGTTAACACAATCTTTGGTCAAGATACTGAAATGTTTAACTTTATTAACCTTTACAGAAAACACAACGGTAAAAAAGAGTTAAAACTATCAACTGATTTATCAAAAATATCGGTGGAACAAAATAATAAAATAATTACTGAAGATAGTTTAAGTCACTCACACAAAACATCCGAGATTGCCGTTATGGGTAAAAATTTACCATCAACAGTTGAAAGTAAATTAGATTTTTATTTGTTTATTGAATCTTTGGGTATTAAATATGTTGAACCAAAAACAGAAGAAGAAGCGATTAAAAATGCTAAACTTTACTGTTTGTTTTTGTTTGACAAATCACCTAAACATAAAAATATATTATTAGGTGATTATACAAACGTTGGTTTTGATATTGTCATTAAAGATGTTATCTACAAGTCAAACAAAATTGTTGTTAATGGTGTAGAAACAGAATTTAAAAAAATTAAAAGCCACTATTTAGTTAAATTTTACTGTGTTGCTAACTTTAATTAAAAAGTAAAACAGTTAGCAACACCAGTTTTATCTACTAAACGTTTACATTTGAATTTTTTATGTTTAAAATGTGGTTTTTTACCACCAATTTTAATAGTACCCTTACTACCACCATACAGTTTAACCACTTCAGCTCTCATATTTGTTATTATTTTATCTGGTATTTCTCTAGTTGTTATTTTAGCACTACCCACTAATTCAGAAACAATTTCATTAACACTATTACTTCTTAAATTAGCTAACTTTATATTCCCAGTTTTGTCTTGTTTACTTATAAAACTAGGCATACGTTGAGCATCTGTTGACGATTCAATTTCAACACTTATTATTTCACCACCTTGTGATTTTACAGAATCTATTGCGTCCTTAATCGCTTGTCTACCATCGTTTGTTAAATTATAACCACCAGTATCAAATAGATTTTTCATATTCCCAAATTCAAAATCAACAGTATCTTCAATTTCTACTATTTTTTCTGGTTGATTACTTTTTATGGTATCTTGTGAAACATCAACTGATTTTAAAGCATAACCTTGTTTTAATTTACTATCTAAAGCTTTTAAGCTTTTAACAGTAACGACATTTAATTTAGCACCTAATTTTTCTTTATCAGATAATTCGTTGAAATTATCAACTATTTCTTCAGCATTTTTAGCCAACATAGCTGAAGGGTCTTTCATACCCTTTTCCTTCATCAAATTAATTAATTCTTCAGTTTTTGATTTATCTTCTAAAGTGGCTTCAATTTGATTCATGATGTTAGCATCACTTAAAGCTTTTTTCGCAGTTAAATCATTTTGTCCAGTTAAATTAAGACCCATTAACATAGATATACCCAAAACAACTTCTTTCCAACCTTCATCTAACCTTTCAACGTTCTCATTAATACTTTCAGTTAAAACATTACTTGGATTATTTATTAATCTTTTTTGTTCTGCCAATATTAAGGCATTATATTGTTCTCTAGTTATTTTTAATTTCTTCATGATATCTTTTATACATAAATATATTAAATAAACAAAAAAACCCTCTTTTGAGGGCTTTAATGTTTAGTTTGTTTTGTTATTATACGTTGTCGAATGACGCACCAGTATTCATAATAACGAACTCTAATTGAATGAACTCTAACGCTCTTGTTGGTTTCAAGAATATTTGACCAGTCAATTGGTTTCTGTCGATATCTTCTGGGTCGTTTGATAAAACAACTCGGAAATCAACTAAACCTCTTTGAGCTCTAATGTTATCTAAAATTGGGTTTACAAGTGCTAAGAATTGGTTTCTAACAACTGTATCATTTTGTTCGAATAA